AATTGCAGGATGGACAGATCCGTGGATGAATAGTGAATCTGTTCAAGTTGCACCACAAGAACATGAAATCACTTCATATAAAATTGGTGCTAGTAAAAATGATTTAGGGGATATTGACTTAGGAGGACTATTATGAGCTTTTTGCCAACATGTATTGGTGACAATCAAGAATTATATTCAATAACATTAAACAGCAATTTTGCTTCTCCATCACCAGATGTAGGAATTGTATTAAATCACCAACATGCAAAAGTTCCAACAAAAGCTAATTTAACGGACGCTGGTTGGGATTTATATTCAATAGAAGATGCTGTTATACCACCAAAACAAAGAAAAATAATAAATACTGGCATTATGATGGAAATTCCAGACACTATGGCTGGCCTAATTTGGCCCCGTTCTGGACTATCTGTAAAACATGGTCTTGATGTATTAGCTGGTGTCGTAGATGCTGGCTATAGAGGGGAAGTTATGGTATGTTTGTACAACACTTCTTTTAGTTCTGTACGAATCAATATCGGGGATAGAATCGCGCAGATTATATTCCAAGAAGTTCCTCGCGTGACTATGCGGGTTTTAGAAACGCTTGGCTCTTCGCAAAGGGGAGATAACGGCTTTGGCAGCACCGGAGCATAACAATTCGTTTAAAAAAACAAAAAAGCAAAAAATAAAAGACGTAAATCAAACCAATCCCTTAGAAGCAAAAACGGAGAATCAAAAAGAATATATTAGATCTATAATAGAAAATGATATTACATTTTGCATTGGTCCATCTGGCACTGGTAAATCTTTTATTGCTGCTGGAATAGCATCTGAACATTTATGTAAAGATAAAATAGAATCTATTATAGTTACAAGACCACTAGTATGTACTGGTAAAGATATAGGATCGTTACCCGGAGAACTAAATGAAAAGATAAAGCCATATTTAGCACCTATGACAGAAAATCTAAAATATTTTCTTGGTAGAGATAAATTTGGACTTTATGTAAATACTAATAGAATTAGATTTGAACCACTTGAAACTATGAGAGGAATGACATTTCATAATTCATATATGATTTTAGATGAAGCCCAAAATTGTACTATGGAACAGATCAAAATGTTCATAACAAGAATGGGTAAAAATTCTAAAGTTATTATTAATGGTGACATGAAGCAAACCGATCTATTTAATAAAAGTGGACTATCTTTTTGCTTAGATAGACTAAATAATTTAAATGGTGTCGGAATCTGTAAATTAGACTACCATGATATACAGAGGAACGGAATTATAGCCAGTGTGCTATACGCTTTGGAGCAATAATGTTATACGATTATTCCTGTACAAGTTGTGATCATAGGGTGATAGATCATTATCAATCCATACATGATGATCCTATTACCCTATGTCCAAATTGTGGTTTACACTCTTTAGAGAGACAAATCACTGGAGGTCTTGGTGCCTTTGTCAAAGATGTAAAAACTATAGGTCAATTAGCAGATAAAAATTGGTCTAAGGTTGGAACATATAAAAGATCAGAAATAGAGACACAGCAAAAAGAAAAAGAGGTACAAAATCAATCTCTATGTTCTCAGTTTGGAAAAGCAAGTAAAAAACAAATTAATAAAATGACCGCTGAACAAAAACAAAAATATATTATTACAGGTGATACATGAAATTTGTAGATTCTTATGTTAAGAAAGATTTTCAAGCTCAAACAACAGAGCAATTATATAATAAGTCTGGTGAACTATGCTCAGACAGTGAAAAGATTTTTGCAAAGGTAATTGAAATAAACACAAGCAATAATAAGCAAATAAAATATCTTATAGCTACGAATAATAATATTCCATACGATCCAAATGGTATAGATAGTCATAGAGAATCTAATCTAACTATAAATCTTAAGTCTGTTTCAAAATCTGTTTTTGATTATTATGTTCTATATCTAAGAACAAAAAATTCTCTATATATGACTAGGACACAAAGGAGTTATATCAATGTCTAAAACTGGACCAATAGGACAAGTAGAAGCTTTTTATATAGAACACCATTACAAAACATTAACAGATCAAGAATTAGCAAACGTTTTAGATAGAAAAGTAGAAACCATTAGAAAATATCTAAAGCAAAACTTTGGATCTTCCAAGACTACTATTAGGGCTGGAGATCACTTTGCTAAAAGTAAAGGTTCTATAGTAATGACAGAAACCGCATCTATGATAGGTGACGGAAAAAGAAAGACAACTAAAAAACCATCTGATTGCGTAACTAAGATTAAACATGATTGATTTTATTTTTGGATATGAAAACTGGAGAAAAGTATATTCAGCATCTCCAGAATTGAAAAAAAATATATGGATTTATTTTCAAACATCAGATAATCAAGATGTTTATTTAAAAGTATATAATGATTGGTTTAAAGTTAAGTCTTGGTTATCTAATACTAATCAAAAGATAACAAAACTTGGATTAAGATATAGATCTCATCAAATAGAAGTAGAAGTAAATGATTGTGATGGAATATACTTAGTTCGTTCAATAAAGGGCGAATTTGGTGGAAGAACAAAAGAATGCTATACTATTGGTAAAATAATTGATAATCAAGTACATAAAACAATGTGGCTAACGCCAGAGTTGATAGAAGAAAGTTCATTTATAGACAATATTGAAGACTGTTTTGAAGAAGCTATAATATACTATGAACAACCCTCAAAAACCAGCGCTGTTTAATCAAGACTATCAAAAACAGTGGTCAGAAACACATAAGTATAAGCATATTCATACTGGGGAATATTGCACATTTGAAGCTTATGTTGCAGAACTTATTATTCTTAGAAGAGCAGAAAAATTAAATCTTGGAAAACCATCTTATAAATTTTGGACTAAGGGTGATCCAAATCATTGGATTTGGAAAAAACAACTTGGTGCAGCAAGACAGTTAAAGAAAAAATATAGCGAAGAAGCTATATTACAAGCCATTAAATCTAAAGAATTTGATAAGCTATTAGTTCTAGGAATACAAAATGGTAGAGGTTACAAAATTAATCCGCTTGCAGAAAAGGTCATTGCGATGTATGATAGTAAGATCAAAGAAGCACAAAGCAAGCAACAGTGTACCACAGATATTGAAATAGATAATAAAGAATTACAATCTAGAAAAACACAGTCTATATCAAAAAATAAAACGATGTTTAATAAACTGAGGGATTTATGAATAAAACAAAGAAAAAGACTACTAGTAAGTTTGAAGCAGATAGCGTAAGTAATTCTGTCATTAGTAAATATGGAGACGTTGTAAGAAGTGGTACAGAAGTACTTGAGTCAATAAATAGTCTAGAAGTAATTGGCGTGTCTCCAGCATTAGATATTGCACTTGGTGGTGGATTAAGAGAAGGTTCTGTTATTGTTATGACAGGAGATCCAAAGAGTGGAAAGACAACTACCGCATTACACTTTGCCGCAAAGTGCCAATTAAAGGGTAAGCGTGTGATTTATGTAAATACTGAAGGTAGATTATCTAAACAAAATTTTGATGGCATAAAAGGATTAAATCCAGACAATATTATTATTATTGAATCCACAGATGATCGTATTTTAACAGCGGAAGATTTTCTCAATATTATAGAATATTACATTAATAATGATCCCGGCTGTTTGATAATAGCAGACTCTTTATCTAATATGGTTCCAGCGTGTGAATTAGAAGGAGAAGTAAGAACTGGAGTAAGAAATGCTTTGCCACGATTATTATCAATGTTTTTCAAACGCATTAGTGGAACACTGATGAAAAATAAAACCATGTTAATATGTATCACACACAATATTGCTAATACTGGCGGTTCTCCATACGCACCATCTAAAATGGCAGACTGTGGAAATATGTTACAGTATCAAGCTGGAACAAACATGGTAATAACACATCGTGGCAAATGGCAAGTTCCAAAAGATACTGGCGAACACGTTGGACAAATTGCTAATTGGTCTATTAAAACATCAAACGCTGGAGGAAGACCAAATAGTACAGCAGAAAGTTGGATTAGATATGGAATAGGAATAGATGAAGTACAAGAGGTAATACAGATTGCCTGTGAGTTTAGATTAATAAAAGCTAGTGGTGCTTGGTATACAATACAATGTGCCGTTGATGATACCTCAAATCCAGTTATTGCTAAATACCTCAGTGAAAATAATGCTTCATCTGTGGATGATATTGAAAGAGCATTAAAGTTTCAAGGTTCTAATAATCTTTGTGAATTTCTCACCGCTCACGAAGATATAGCACAGTTTGTATTTCAAAAAATTAAGGAACTTTATTGAATGAAAATAGTAGGAATTAATGGTAAAGAATATATTTGGAATTTGTCAAGTTATGATGTCAAAGCCGACGATAAACGTGCTAGATCAAAATATCATCTTAGAGCAAGAAAACTATTAAAAGAAATATATCATAGTTATAGAATACTTGAAGAAGTAAAATTACCCGGAAGTACTGCATTGCATAGAAAAGGCGTTTTATATCTTGATTTTTATATACCACAAATAAAATCTGCATTTGAAGTTCATGGTCAACAACATTATGAATTCTGTCCTTTCTTTCATAAAAACAGGGCTGATTTTATACTTGCACAAGCCAAAGATTGTGATAAAATAGAGTGGTGTAGATTGAATGGAATTAAGATGATTACATTAAAATATTCTGACTCAAATGAAGATTGGAGACAACAAATTGTCAACCGCTAAAGAAAATCTGGAACAACATATAAAAGATATTGACGATTATATCAATAGTCACAATACAAAGTTCTCATCTTTTAGAGAAGAATTTTTATTAGTGGCTGACTTACCGTTAGATACGCTCAAAAAATTAACAAAGGATGAGCTATTTGATAATGCATATATTTTATATAGTTATGCTTCTTATATTCAAGATGATATAAATAGGAATAAAATTGCATTAGATTGGTGCAATGATCAAATAGAAAAGTTGATCGTAAAGCATAATGATTCTTTTGATAAGTATACTAAGCATGAATCAAAGAAGCAAATTATAGCACAAGACAATGTTTATGCAGCAAAGGTAGATCAAATGAGATTAGTTGCTGAATCAAGATTACAAGCATTAGACGGTAAAGTTTATGAAATAAAGAGAAAAGCAGATATTCTATTAGAAAAAGGAAAAAGATCATGAGTATGGAAGATTTTATTAAGACACTCAATGAAGAACAAAAGAAGGCATTACTAAAGGCTCTAAATGAAAATTCACCAACAATACAGTCAGTACCAAAAGAAGTAAATGAGCAAACAAAGAAAGCTATTAATCAAAGTTTTATTACAGAAAGTAAACCAAATATCCAAAACCATAAAAGGAGAGAACCGGTGAAGGCTAGAAAAAATGAGTGGGAAGATACTGGAGAACTTAGAGACATTACTACTCCAGAATATGAAAGAACCCCAAGGCGTAAACCGCAACAAAATAAGACAGAAGTAGAATGTCATGTGTGTGGTAAGTCATTTAAATTAGATCAAAGATTCGTATATGGAGAATATCATCGTTGTAATAAGTGCATTGGAAGAAAATAATTATGAGTGATAAGTTGCTAGACGTTGGGGCTGAAAGAGCGGTGCTATCTATTCTAGTACAGAACGGAATAGATTCTTATATTGTAATATCTGATCTTATTAGTGCAGATACTTTTGGTAATACGAATAATCAAATTCTATATAAATGTATAGAACGTATTATATCAAATGAGCAAAAGGTAGATATAACATCTTTATTATCAGCCGCCACACAGTTAAGTGTAATTGATGTTCTTAATACACCACAAGAATTAAAGTATATTAAATCTCTATTTGACTTTCCAGTAAATAAAGATAATATACTTAGTTTTGCTGCACAAATTAAGAAGTTTGAGTTTGCCCGCAAGATAAAGCAACTAACTCATAAGATAAATAAAGATATTGATACCATAAATGGTACAGAATCAATTAATGATATTATTGGAATCCTTGAAAATCCAGTAGTAGATTTCTTAAGAGAAGATGATGGTGGTGAAAGACCAACAAAGATTGGTTCAGACATCAATAACTATATAGAATTTCTAGTAGAAAACAAATGTGATATCATTGGAATACCAACTGGATTTAATAAATTTGATGAAGCTATTGGTGGCGGATTAAGAAGGAAGTGTGTTGATCTAGTTGCAGCAAGACCGAAGGTTGGTAAGAGCGTATTTGCTGATAATGTAGCATTAAACGTTGCATCAAAACAAATTCCAGTATTAATGCTTGATACAGAAATGAGTAAAGAAGATCATCTAAATAGACTACTATCTAATATTAGCGGTGTTCCAATCAATGAAATTGCAACTGGTAAATTTACAGATGATCAAGAAAAATATGAAAAGGTAGTATTGGCATGTAAAAAGCTAGAAAATATATCTTATAATTATGTTAGTGTCGCTGGTAAGCCATTTGAGCAAATTCTAAATTTAATAAAGCGATGGGTTGTTCAAGAGGTAAAAACTGATGAAACCGGTAAGACAAACGACTGTTTAATTATATATGATTATCTAAAATTAATGTCATCAGAATCTATCACAAATAATGTACAAGAATATCAAGCTCTTGGATTTCAAATTACTTCGTTGCATAATTTATGTGTTAAGCTCGATATTCCATGCTTATCATTTGTACAGCTAAATAGAGATGGTATAACGAGAGAAAGTACTGATGCGGTTAGTGGATCGGATAGATTAATATGGCTATGTACGTCTTTTTCCATATTTAAGTTAAAATCACCAGAAGAATTGGCTGAAGATGGTCCAAATGCTGGAAACAGGAAATTAGTTCCAGTTGTCACTAGGCATGGCGGTGGACTAAATGATGGTGATTATATAAATATGGTAATGCAAGGTTCTCATTCTAAATTAATAGAATTAAGAACTAGAAATGAATTTAAAAATCAACCAGTTGGTGATACCGGTCTAGTTGACAATAATGATATTCAAAGGATAAGAGATGGACTTGAATCAGATCAAGATTCAGCTACAGAATAATTATCAGTTAGTTTTTGATAGACTAGACATGAAATATGAAGTTATTGGTGATAACTTATATTCTACATGTCCTATTCATCATGGAAGTGATAATCCAAGAGCTTTCTCATATTCTATTCAAAAAGGATACTGGAAATGTTGGACTAGAGATTGTCAATGTGATCATAAGAATGATATTTTTGGATTGATTAAAGGAGTTTTATCAGAAAAGAATGGTAAAGATTTACAGTTTTCTGATGTATTAAAATGGTCTTGTGACTT